TACAAGGCGAGTTGAATACCTTCATGGGGTTCAACTTCATTACCAGCACCCGGTTGGCACACGACAGTGGGACGGATGTGCGGACCTGTTTTGCGTATGCCGTAGACGGGATCACGCTAGCGGTAGCCAAGGATCTGACCGTGCGCATTGATGAGCGCCCAGACAAGGGCTATGCCGTCCAGGTGTATGCCTGCATGAGCATTGGCGCTACCCGCATGGAAGAAGAGAAGGTTGTCCAAATTTCTTGTGACGAATCGCCATAACAGGAGCTGACTAATGGCAAATAATAACACCACCAAAATCACAAACATCACGGCTGATCCGTCGGTGAATGTGAATGCTGCTGAAGCCCACGGGCGGATGCGGGTCTGGTATGACACGTTTGAAGCCAGTTCTACAGCAGCTTCAGACACGATTACCTTTGCAAGAATGCCGAAGGGCGCCACCATCTGGGAAGTCAAGGTGATGGCCGACGCTCTAGGCGCTAGCGTAACCCTCAAGGTCGGCGACGCTTCTGACGATGATCGTTTCATTACGGCCACCACAATGAACACCGCCAACCTGGTAACCAACACCAACGCAATCGCCGGTGTGGGCTACAACTACACATCCCAGACCGACCTGATTGCTACCGTTGGTGGCGCGGCCGCGACTGGGACAATTGCCTTCATGGTCTTCTATACGTTAGGAGACTAATGACCAGCGTCGTTCAGATTTGTAATATCGCCCTGTCCAACCTGGGCGAGGCGAAAATCGCAGCGCTGACCGACGAAAACGAGCGGGCGCGGCAGTGCAACCTTCGCTATGAAGACTGCCGTGATGCCGTGCTTCGCTCTCACCCCTGGAATGCGGCGGTCACCCGTGCGGCTCTGGCTGCCAGTGTCACCGCTCCAGCCTGGGGGTATGCCAAGAAGTTTGCCCTCCCCGCTGACTGTTTGAGAGTCTTGGACATTGAAGACTTTTACCAGGACTACAAAGTGGAAGGCCGCTTTGTGTTTACCGATGCAACAGCGGTCAACCTTCTCTACATTGCCAAGGTCACCGACCCCACCCAGTTTGACAGCTTACTACTGCACGCCATCGCCATGAAGCTCGGCAGTGAGATCGCCGAAGCGCTCACAGGCCGTGCGGAGCTGCGTGACCGAATGCTTTCAAAGTATTTACAGATTCTAGCGGAAGCGCGTGGCGTAGACAGCCAGGAGCGCTCCCAGGCAGGCGAGTTCATTGCGGACGGATTCATTAACGCCAGGTTGGTAGGCAGCACCTACCGCCGAGCAGTACCGGCTCCATAATGCGGATTCAGGCCCTTCAATCCAGCTTTGCCGACGGGCAGATTAGCCCGCGTATGCAGGGCATGGTTGAACTGGAGTCCTACAAGTCCAGCCTCGCCAAGCTGGAAAACATGATTGTGCTGCCGCAGGGCAGCCTAACCCGCCGACCTGGAACCTTCTTTGCGGCCCGTACCAAAAACAATGGGGCGGCAAGACTGATACCCTTCAGTCGCGGTCAAGGGACCAGCCTGATCTTAGAGTTTGGCAACCTATACATCCGCTTCTTTGCCAATGACGGCCCTGTCCGCACCGATGACATTGCAGGCACCTATATCCAAAGTGGCACTACCGTAACCGTCACCGAAACCGGACACAGTCGCAGCATGGATGATGAGGTCTACCTCGACTTCACTTCAGGCGATGGCGTTGACGGGTTCTACACAATCACAGGCACTGCTGGGAATGACTTCACCGTCACCAGCACCACATCACAGACTACCAGCGGCAACGTAAACATCAGCCAAAGGTACGAAGTCACAACGAACTACACGGCTGCCCAGGTAGATGAGCTGAGTTTCACACAGAGCGCAGACGTTCTGTTCCTAGCCCATCCCAGTCACCCGCCAGCCCGCCTGGAGCGTTTCGACACCAACCTCTGGACCTTAACGAATCTACTGCCGTCTGTAGTGAGCGGAACCTACACGACCCCTACCGTAGTCTTTACAGATGGGCCGTTCCTGGCGACCAACACCACGACCACCACGATGACGGTAGCGCTGGCTACTGGTGGTGGCGGTGCTACCTGGACCACCGTTTTTACCAATGGCTCACTCAGCCTTGAAGAGGTCGGCACCGTCAGCCCAAGCAATGTCGATGTCACCACCAACACCTTTACGCTAGCGAATCACCCGCTGGTGAATGGCATGAAGGTGCAGTTTGCGGCAATCCCTAGTGGATTTACTAGCACCCCTACGCTATCGGCAACCACCGATTACTTTGTGGTTAGCGCCACACAAAACACCTTCAAGGTAGCGACCACCGCAGGCGGTACACCCGTAGATATTACGGCAGCACCCACCTCCGATGATATGACGGTCAGCAAATCCTTTGTAGACAAAGATGTCTATGTGCGGGTTACGGCCAGTTCGGAGAGTGGTATCAACGATGGCGATGGTTTCAAAAGCACAGACCGAGGGCGCTACCTACGGCTGAACTCTGAGATCGCGCCCCAAATCAAATGGGGGTACGGCGAAATCATCGAACTCCTTGGAGGCACCTCTACCACGGTTGTGCTGGTCAAACTCAAGAAAGCCATCGCAGGCGTAGGCGCTACTACAGAATGGCAGCTAGGTAGTTTCAGCGAAACGACAGGCTACCCGCGTACCGTACAGATTTATCAGCAGCGCCTGGTCTATGCGGGCACCAGCGAAGAGCCCCAGACTCTGTTCTTTAGCCGCACTGGTGACTTCTTTAACTTTGCCGCTACCGAACCGCTAGGGCGCTCTACCGGCCAGTTCGACAGCGCAGGGCGCAGCATTATTGGTGAGCAAATCTATGAAGACAATGCGCTCAGTCTCACCATCAGCTCAGACACTGTGGATCAGATCGAATGGCTGAACGAAGACCGGCGTCTAACGATTGGCACCAGCGGTGGCGTATTCCAGTGCTACGGGACCGATGATGATCTAACGCTGACCCCTTTCAATTTTACGATCAGCAAAGTAAGCGCCTGGGCCTGTGACTCCACAGCCTTGCCCGCCAAGGTAGGCAACAACCTATTATATGTACAGACCAATGGGCGGAAACTGCGGGAGCTGGCCTTCGACAAACTCCAAGACCAGTACAGTGCGGCAGACCTGACGCTTCGCAGTGAAGACATCTCCGAAACCGGCATCATCGCCACCGCTTACCAAGATCAGCCCTACAGCGTGCTGTGGTGCTTGCGGAACGATGGCAGGCTAGCGGGTCTGACCTATGTGGATCTGTTACAGATGCGGGCCTGGCACCGCCACACCATTGGCGGAAGCCACAGTGATGCGACCTATGGATCACAGGCAAAGGTGGAAAGCATTGCAGTCATTCCAAGAGGCACACACGACCAGCTCTGGATGATTGTAAAGCGCGACATCGACGGGGGCGTGAAGCGCTACATCGAATTCATGGAACGCTATTTTGTTGCCAGCGAGGTCGTGCCAAGTGACGCCCACTTTGTAGACAGTGGCCTGGAAGAGCCACCCAGCCGTACCAGCGCATCCACCAGCGTATTGGGGTTGGATCACCTAGAAGGCGAAAGCGTAGCCATCTTAGCCGATGCTGCAGTCCAGCCCAACCGCACGGTCAGTTCTGGAGCGATTACCCTACAGACCGCAGCGACTAATTTCCGCATAGGATTTGGTTACAACAGCGACATTGAAACCCTACCAATGGTAGCCGCCACCTCACAAGGCACCAGCGTGGGCAACCGCAAGCGCATCCACCGTTTTACCGTGCGCCTGCTGGAGTCACTGAGCTTTAAGTTTGGCACAAACGCCAATGACCTAGACGCGGCCACGATCGCCTATTTGGAGAGCCTTGGGCTGAACTTTGGCGTCAACATATCAGACCTGACCGAAGCGGTCTTTAGAACGGCCAGCGACAATATCGGCAGCGCCTTGGCTTTTTTTACCGGTGAGAAGACGTACCAGGTTGGCGATCAGTTCAACACGATTACCCAGTTATTTTTGCGACAGGACCAACCGTACCCGTTTTCTGTCACTTTACTAGCAATTGATTACCAGACCAACGAATGAGTGCATTAGCCGCTTT